CCACGATACCTTAGTTTAACAGTCATTGTTAATACTCCAGTACCACATCCCCGTTCCATGATGTGGTTTCATGCGTCCCCCGAAGGGATGAACGGACGTAGCGTGAGGTGGCTTCTACTGGTTCGTACCGAGCCGCCTAGTTGTCAATCGTATTGACTTGTATATAGATGCCTAGTTGTAGTAGGCGGTGTTATATCGAAACCAGTTGCACCAGTTCCTGTGTTAGGAGGACTAGCGTTCACACGTTCTACACCTTTTGGATTTAATTCAGCATGTTCATAGTCTGCTATACTACCTTGCTCCCTATAAGGTGCGAGGAACCAGCTATTACCAGTTGTCTGTACTGTATACTGTACTCCATCGTTAGCAATATTAGTAGTGCTATCTGGATCGTAACCCATTGCCATAATTAATACTTAGTAAGTTTTCTGATGGGTGATTTTTTATGTGCTGCTGTGGATTTCTCTTTCTTCTTAGCTTCCTTAGCAGCTTTTGCTTGTGCCTTACCTTTGGGGGTATAGGCATAGTGTTTTCCGTTTACTTCTGGCATTAGAATTGAATGTTTGAGCGTTCTAATTTATCATAAACATCCTTGCGATAAGCAGGGTCATTATCATACCTTGCATCTGCCATTGCACGGACTACCTCTTGTTGACTTCGGAAGCCATCCACTGCTGCAGCTGGCTTACCTTGTAGCATTTCTCCTTCTGATCCCACTGCGTCTTGGTACCTATAATATAGTGCTTGTAATGCAAAGTTAATATTATTTAAATCTCCAGCTTCCAGAGCTCTATCATAAGCTTGAACTTCTTCTGGAGAGAAATTCTCTTGAGCCCATTCTGTCATATTCTTATAAGCATCTGGACCTCCTACTGCACCTTGAATACTATCTATATCTGCATCAGATAAAGGTGTACTCTCTGGCGCTTCATCAGAACTATCAGGTAGACTCTCTTGAATACGATAATAAGCATCAACTAGATCTTTACTATCCATTTTATAAAGAGCTTCTTTTGACTCTTCGGTCAACTCTCCTTTCTCATCGAACTCATTAGAAGCTTGGAAGATAGCTTGTGCATCTGCATCATTCTCCCAAGGGTTTTCATCATCAGATTCTTCCTTAGCTTCTGGTTCTTCTTGAGGCTCTTCTTCAGGTTCAGTTTTATCACTGCCTAACTTCTTTTGAAGTTCAATGTAGGCTGCCTCTAAATCTTCAGCATCTTTATATTTACCAGCAAGTAGTTTGTCTTGTTCTTCTGCTAGTTGTTCTCCTACTTCTAACGATTCTGCATCACGCTGATCTTCAGCTTCGATGGTATCAGGATCGTTAGACGGATCATACGTTAGGTTTATCGCCATAATTAGTTTCTGATTTCAATCCTCCGAGACCAACTGTAGTTACTATACCACCTGGTGGATGGATAGTAGGCTCACCGATTTTAGTTTCCTGAGCGTACTTAAATTTATTGGTATCGAAAGAGGTGGGTTTAGCAAGTTCATTGCTTTCAAATTTTGACTCCGCCTTTGGTTCAGGCTTGAGTTTTTTGGTTGCTACTCTTTTAGGGCGGGTAGGTTTATTCTTCGCCCTCGAATTGGCTTGCGATGTCATCGACTACTTCTTCTGCATTAGGGTTTTTAGATGGATCAGCTATAGGTGAGTTAACGAATTGACCGGCTTGCTTAGTAAGCTCCATGTTCTGCTCAGCTTCAGCTGCTGCTGCTGACTCTTGATTTCTATCATCCATAGACTTGACAAGGTTGAGTACATCAATACCTTGTGCTGCTGCTAGACGTTTGATAGCTTCATCAGCATTAATGAATTGCATCATAGCCTCTGGTCCGAGGGTCTGTGCAATAGTTGTAATGAATTGTGTAAGACTTTCTCTGTCTTGTCCACGCCCTAGAGCATTGATACCTGCTACGATAGTAGGGTTCACATAGTCTTTAGGTATACGTGGTATCTCACCACTCCTTTGAAGGGTAAGAAGTTTTCTATTTAGATATGGAATAAGGAACTCAACTGTTAACAGTGAGAATAACCCACCCAATTGTTGTTCTAATTCAAGTTGTGTGAGGCGTACCTCTTCTGCTGTAGTACGTTCACTCTGTCTAACATTTAAGACAAGGTGAGCATCTAATAACCTACGTTCCAATGTCTGCATTAACTGAGCTGCGGTAGCAAAGTCGGCACCTTTACCTACTTGCACCACCCCGATGTCATCAGGACGTCCTTGGACGATTGCTCCGTTGCCTGCAGAAGCGATTGTCTGAGGCTTAGTTGTACTTGAGGGTGATACTGTAAAGATTACTTTTGCAGCTGCTGCAGAGCCTTCTACGATGGCCTGAGAGAGTGCTTCAAGTGATCGGAAGTCTCCGAGGAACTCTTCGACACGACCTCGCCCGTAATTCTCTCCATCAACTGAGTTGAATCTTAGTACCAACCATGGGCTAGCGTCCTTAGGCGCTTTACCCTGTGTTCCTGGTATGATCTTATCAAATGCTTCTTGATGCCATACCCATTTGTTTCCTCTTAGTTTAACACAAGTGTAAACATCAACATCCTCTTCATTTCTAGACCCAATGCCACCACCTACGTCACCAGGACTATTAGGTAGGGATTCTATTTCCCTTAAGGCATCAGGCAGAAGGTTCCGATTAATAACTTCTTTGGTTACGATCTCAATAATATTACCGTTACCGTCGCGTTCTACAACGAACCTGTTCAATGGATAATGCTTAAGTCCTTCCTTACCCATGTATATAAGGGCGTTACCACCTACAACTAGATGCTTAATCGCTTGGTGTACGGTGACTCTATCACTGGATGCAGCGATTGAATCCATGACCATACGTTCTAGCTTAGAGAAACTTAAGTCAAGTTCAGAGCGTACTTCAGGTGGGAAGTCTTCTCCTAATTTGTCATCTCTAATTTGGAACTTAAAGAAGGTACTCTGTGGAGGTAACAGTGCCAGCATTAACTTAGCTGATAGTGTGACCACACATTTAGAACCTACTGATTGCCAAGGTGTGTCTAGTTTGATATGTGATGTACGTCCCTCATCATTCTGTATGAGATAAGGAAGTGTAAGCTTAGAGCATTGAACAGCTACATCAAGAAATTGTGTACGGTGTTTAGTAAGATTATCGTATCTTGTGCGTGCGTATTGCATAATTATAATTGAGTTTGGCCTGGATCAGGGGCACCGTAGCCACCTACTGCAGACGGATCTAAAGCTATCTTAGTCTTGCTAGTTTTCATAGCTTTCTTCTTCTTCTCACTCATGCCTTTTCTACTTAAACCTTTCTGCTGACTTTGAAGGTTCGAGCCTTTGAAGGTTTGACCCTGAGCTTTACGTACAGCATCTAGTTTCCTTTGCATCTGTGACATAGCAGCTTCGTTCTCAGCTCTTACTTTAGCTGCTGCTTCCTCTGCTGCTTTACGTGCTGCTGCTGCAGCCTCCTCTGGTGAAGGTCCTGTATACTTAGGGTACTTCTTTTTCTTTTTAAATCTAATCATGTCCTTAAAGATTTTTTGATACTAAAATAGATTCTTCTTTCCATCCACTAATTTGGATGAGTTTTTTTGCTAAACCTTTTCTGACTACTGCAACTACTGCACAGCAACCGTTATCTCTGCCATAATTTTCAACAGTATAGAATTGGTCATACCATTTCTGATAATCTGTACCAGATACGGTAGCCCAAATATGTATGTCTAATACTTTGAAACGTGGCCAGTCAGAAACCTCACAGACTACGGTGGATTTTATATCATCACTGTTCAGTGACTTAAAATTGCCAGAGAAGTTTAACTCTAACCCGATGACTAATCTATATAAACCTTGAGTTATCAGTTCATGAAACTCTTCAGCATTTAGACAGTCATCTGGACGGTTTTGAGTCTTTTCTATTAAAGGTTTTACTCCGTCCCATACATGACCAACCTCTTCAGTTGGTACGAAATGGAACGCTGCATCAGTCATCAAGTCTAGCCTTATACCACTCTACAACAGAGCGTTGTCCAGATTTATACATGATGCTTGCTAATTCTTCTTTAGGATGTGGATTAATAGGTGGAAATTTTTCTTCCATTTCTATAAGAAGTGATTCTACATTCGGACCTAGTATAGGTTCAAGCGTACTGCGGGAGGTTTGTATTTGCATGTTCAAAAAATGCTGGCATCCTTGCCGTCTTGGTGGAGATTAATTCTGGTGCACGACCTTCATACATTAAGCGATCGCTTACATCGAGCCAGAATTTTTTGTCTAAATATTTACAGGTAGTATTTATACCTAGGGGCTGAACAACCCAGTTAATGGTGGCCTTCCTAAGTTTGTCCAAAGAATCACTGCTAGATAAGCCCAACTCGTGACATACAAGGCTATTAGTGGCCACGTGTATTTGTTCGTCTCTACTGATGTCGGCGCTGACAGTACGAGTAGCACCATCGCCGTTAAAACGAAAGAAGGGAAGAAGGACAAAAAATATTGCACGTTCAACTACCAATGCTTTGG